TGTTATCGTTGCGACATCTTTCTTGATCCGCGCATCTGACGTATTAGTCCACGCTGTACCAGTGGATAGTCCTGCGGTGCCAGACACGTCTATTGCATGAGCGGGCGAGGACGTGCCGATGCCAACATTACCGTATGACGGGTTCAAAATCAAATCGAACGAAGAGTGATTGCCTCCAATAATTAGATCACCCGCATCTACGTCTGCTGTAAAATCCCAATAATAATTTGCGTCACCACCTTGATATATGCGCATCGCGGTATAGTCAGCGGCTGTGGAATCGTAAATAGAGAGTTTGCCTCCGGGCGAGGACGTACCAATGCCGACATTACCATCGGGTTTTATGATCATGTGGCGAGTCAATGCAGAATTATCAGCAGATGTATGAAACGAAAGTGCGCCTCCCGAACCATCCGCATTTCCATTTATGGCACTATGGATTTTTCGGCTACCGCTGTAATCACTTTCAAACCGTATTGCAGGGCCATTCCCGTCTGTTGCCGTATTGTATACAACAAGCCCACTGGTCATGTCTGATGCACTGAAAGCAACTGATAACGCATCTGTTGGTGCCGTAGTTCCAATGCCGACATTACCCGATGAGTCAATCCGCATCCTCTCCGTTGCTGCCGCTGAAGTATTCGTACCAAAGACCAGCGCAGTAGAATTTACAGTACTCGAAAACGTAGCTTCGGCCTCTGCCCATATAGCCCCACCAGCCAGTATCGCATCTGTTCCGCCATCCTCCAGCGGAGCAGCAAAGTCGATACGCCCCAGCACATCGTTGTCGTTGATGTCAGTTAGTGCAGTGGTTAGCTTCAGCTTGCCCGTTGATGTAGTCGCATCAGCAGATGGACCGCGTACTTCCAGTGTGTCCGCAGACTCATCATAGAGCATGAACGCTCCAGCAGATGCGCCAAAGAACTTTACATCCTTCCCAGTATCATCCACGCCTACAGTAACCGTTCCCGTAAAGGTCTTATCGCCAGTAAACGTCTGAGTAGTTGAAAGATGTGCGGTATCTGCATCGAGGTAGGCACTTGCCACTGCGATACCTTGCCATGTTCCAGTGCCTATGGTGCCTACGGTAACAATCGAACTACTGCCAGCAATGGGCGAGTAGAGCGATCCAAGAGCGGTGCCTCCGAGCGTTATCGCGTCAGCTTCAAGCGTTCCGTTTACGTCTATATCACCATCCAGGTCAATATTCCCAGGTATTGTTACGACACTTGCGCTGCCTGCACCTATCGTAGCATCAATACGTCCATCAGCAGACGCAGACCCTGTAACGCTCAAACCCAACGTATTCGTAGCATCATTCTCCGCGACATAGACACGTAATCCAGCAGCTTCTGACCCATGATCGGCTTCCACTACGTAGGCATCTATATAAGCTAACTTCTCCGCAGCATTATTGCTCGCATCTGTACCGAAGAACTCAATCGTCCCCATAACATCATTATCAGCACCTTGACCAGAACCGGGATCTTTTGTAAAGACAAATTTACCAGCAGTAGCATCGGCATGGGTATTCTTGAGCTCTATCTTGGGAAGATCCGCAGAAGTCGAGGTGGCAGTAAGAGCATCACTTGCAAAAGTCAATGTTGACTCTACAATAGCTGAAGAACTACTACCGTAAGTAACCATACCATCCGCAGTAGATCCACTAAAGGATATACCTCCTCCAGGAACTGATTCCCATGCAGGTACTGTCCCCGCCCCTCCAGTAGTTAAAACATAACCATCAGTAGATGCCCCTAGCCGCTCTAAGAAACCGCTTGCGTCACGATAGTAGATATCTCCAGTAGCATCAGATCCTAGAGTCATAGTAGCAGAGCCATCTATAACTCCAGACCAAGTTCCACTAGTGATTGTACCTACCGTGGCTAAAGATGATGCTGAGGTAATACTATTCTGCGCAGCGGTAGATATCGTCCCTGCCAGGGTCGAACCAGTAACAGCCCCACTACTAGTAATAGCTCCATCTGCTTGAATAACACCAGCCGTGGAAATCGTTGCTCCTGTGGACCCATAACCTCCACCAAATGTTGCCCCTGCAGTACACACTAAGCTAGCTAGAGTAGCAGCTCCGGTAGTTCCTAAAGTTCCTCCAATACTTGTATTTCCACTACTGTCTATTTCAAGCGCTGGCTGCGCCCCAAGAGATCCAGTCCCATAATTAATAACAAACTTATCACTATCCCCATCTTCCACACCTAAGGAGTACTGAACAGTTCCACTAAGAGCAAACTGAATAACAGAGTCTCCGTCGCTAGCTGTATTATTAATTTGAAGATTAGTTCCGTTAGCGTGAGCTCCAGCCATCGTCAGCCCTGTATCAGCGACATGAGTTAAGCTAATATCACTATCTGCCCCAAAGTTTAGAACCGCTGAGTCGGAACTAAGACTAACATCATCAGATACTGTCATATCTCCAGTTATTGCAACTCTTCCAACACCAGCAGCCGTGGCTCCTGCAGTGAGAAATTCCGTCATAGTTCCAGCAACAAGAGCTCTTATCCTAAACTCAGAGTCCTTACTACCTGTAGAAGCATCTGTCAGGACCCAGTCAAGATTTACTAAGTCAGAGGCTGTACCCGCATCATCGTCTGCATAAAGAACAAGCCTGCCTCCATCATTATCCGCAGCAGTTCCACTAGAAGGATTCAGACCAAATTCTGCAACTTCCACTATTCCTGCAGCTGCCGCATTAGTCGATTCAAATGACTTTTTGCCTGTCATAGTCTGGGCTGTCGACTTGCCCATTATGCCATCTGTGCTAGTTAGGTCTACATTCGCCTCATCTATATTTGTAGACTCTAAGAAGGTAAGTACATTGTTTAACCAATCTCTTACCTGTTCGGCATCCATCTCATCGCCAGGATCTGGCAGAGGAGTTGATGGACGAGTTACTGTTGCCATACGATCATCTCCCTAACAAATTGTTACAGAGTTTAGTTTTCTAAAGGTACGTACTCGACAATATATCCTACTATACTCGCAGGGGAACTAGCTGTCCACTCTGGAGCTAAAGTCTCGCACATCATATTAACAAAAGTGTTTGCCCTTCTGCTCTCTGCCCCTGGCCACTGCTTTCCAGTATTCCAGCTAACTCCAGTGTTCCAAGAATACTCAGCGCCTACATTAAAAGAATCAGTTACTGTAGCTCCCCTTCCTTGATCTATATTAACCCGCATTGTAACATCACTAGCTTCTTGGCGTTTATTAAAGATAGTCTGGATATTAAGTATATGCTTTACCTTTCCTGGAAGGCCCAGATCATTAGGAGCCATCTTTATGCGCCAAGTGTAACCAGTCCCATCATCCGTTATAAAATCACTGCTATTCGCCTTATACAAATAACCGTTGACTCCTCCAAACCAATCAAGTTCTGTAGAGCTAAGAGTTATCTCTCTGGCATAATTTATAGGATTAGATATCAGATCAAACCATATATCCCCTGTCTCCCAATCCCAAACCATAACTTTGTCATGCCCTGAAGTATTACCAGAACTTGATACTAAGACTCTAACCTGATGATCTTTTTCTCTAACAAACAACCTTGCGTATTGCATCCTTTCTTGGTTAAGACTAAACCATCCATTCTTAGATCCAAGATCATCTAAGTTAACAATACGAAAATTAAGATCAGGAGTAATAACAAATAAGCCTTCCCTTGCAACACCAGCAACAAACTCAGGCCGCACTACAAGACTTTTAGAAATAGGAGTAAAGCCTCGCCTAGGCTGTCCAAGTTGGAAATCAAAGTGTCCTAGCTGATCATATACTATCTCCCCTGGATAAAGCCCGTCTTCTTTAAATATCAGAGCTATTCCCCAGTTATCACAAGCTGCCACAATCTTAGGGCCACCGTCATAGATCTCGTATCTGTTGTCAGCCCTCCAAGTTGTTATATCGACTACGTAATCCCTTCTATTAATATCACACCATCTAATCCTAGTAGGAAAATACGTAGCAGAGTCATCTACAGTTTCAGTAGTACCCCAAGCCATCAAAAGATTCTTATGAGTAAGGATTCCCTGACACTTACTCCAAGGCATACCTGTAAGATTAGTAGTATTAGAACTAGTAGACCCTGTCCAAGTACGAACTTGGTCTACAGCATTATTCATAATCAATTTATCTTTAAGAAACACAAACTCAAAGATATCATCGTTGCCGCCAGTAAAATCGCTGCCAGTTATATCAGTTCTGGATACTGCTCCTCCAGGATCTGAGTAAGCCTTACCAGGAGTAGTAACTACTTGCCTAGTAGTACCATCAGCGAAAGTTCCTTGCCACAAACCTGTAGGCATCTCTCCACCAGGAAGTATAGTCGTACTATACTTATTATACCCAAACCGACTCTTTGCTACACCCTCTTCTGATATATTAACATTGGTAAGAACTTCGCAGTTCTCAGGACTCAAGTTAGGATTAGGATACCGCCACCTTGACTTTTGCCCTTTAATAAGGAATATACCAGACGTTACTGCTTCTGGTGCAACTCTAAATACTTCAGTCATTAGCTAGCCAATCCTACGTCTACGCCCTGGATATAAGGAGCCAAAGGCCTATTTCTCATCTGGACTCTATTCTGCACATTGCCAAAGACATATAAGGACGCTGGCTGAGAATTATTATCCCCAGTGAACTCAAGCATCCTAGCCTCAAAAGTCGCTCGATGCCTGTCAGCCACTCCTGCTTTTCCAAGAGTAGGCAGCAGATCCGCTGTAACTCCCCAAATTAAAAGATCATGAAAGTCCTGATTAAACTCAGGCCAATCAGTATCATTCACAAGAGGAGGCTTACGCATCTCACAGCGAATAGTGTAAGTAATTGCGGCAGCTGGAATAGGATCAAACTCTATCCACTGATAGTCTGGAGAGTCCCACCATACAGGGATAACAGCAATAGTATTAGCGTCATCATCCTTTACTGTTACATTACCAGCAAAAGTAGATCCTGTAGCAGGAACTTTAGTAACTCTTTCTACTCCTAGTTCCGAGTCGTAACTATTAGAGGTATTAACAGAAGTAGTCCCATTCATTTGAACCTCTTCTGTTACCAAAACACCGCTAGTGTTAAAACCTGTTACTCTGACTTTAAATTTCTCTCCTGCATCATCGCCGCTATCACTAGTAAGCGCCAGAGTTCCATCACTATTAGGATATTTCTGAACTCCTCTAACACCAAAAGGATAAGCGCTCGCTGGAGTCGAGCTATCTGTAGATCCTGGATTTCTCTTATCAAAGTCCCTAGCCGTGCTCATAAATACAAAGCGCGGAGTAGTGGGATCTTCTATATTAAGAACTTTTCGTACATAAAGCGGAAGTCCGTACTTACTAGTTGAAGCAACTGAAGTAAGAGAAAACTCCCTGTGCTCATGAGGCACCTTGCCACTATCAAGAACCCTGCGGTAAGCAAAGTTTACTTGATCCTTAACAAGAGCCTCAAATGCCCCTCCTTGTGCCTGCCCAGAATAAGCGAGAATATCAGTAATGATTTCCCGAAAGGTGGACATTCTACTTCTCCTTACTGGCCCCTTTAGCCGAGTTGATTACTTGTTCCATAGAAGGAGATCCGTCATCCCCAGCATTCTTCTTAAAGAACTCCATCATCTGCCCAAAGAGCTCTGCTTGTTGCTCTGTTCCAGCCTGATACATATCAGAAAACGCAGAGTACATATCGGCCTGGCTTGAGGCTCTCTTTTGATCTTCGCTACGGGCCAAGTTCGCTCTGGCTTCAGGACCGTTAGTTATGAAAGCTTCCTTTACGCGAAAGTTCCATTGCTGAAACACAGGAACATTCTCGCCTGTTTGGTCTGCATAAGCATCTACTTCAGCCTCATTCATGGGAGGGCGGCCTGGAAGAATACCCATAAGCCCGTCCATAGTCCCAACAAGAGTTGCATATATTCCATCATCTATTTGCAGTCCTCGAGGCTCTCCTTCTGTGCCGACTAAAAGCCTTTCCCTCCGATTACCTCCACCTACGTCAGAAGTAACCTGAAAGACCCACTCACCTTCCGGCTGAAAATCCGCCACCAGGTTATTAGTACTGACATACTTAGTCATCACTACTTCGCCCTTTTGTTCAGGCGTCAGTTGAAGAGGAACACCCTTTTCATAATCCTTAGTCTCAACTTCAACTTCCTTATTGATATCTAGTAAAACTGGCATAGCCCTGTTCTCCCTTTAGAGTTTTATATACTAAAACCTGCAATGTTTACTTGACAATCAGAAGTACTGCTTGAAATAACTGCACTTACAGTATTCCCTGGAGTACCTATCCAAAGACCACTTTGAGAAGTTTCAGATGCTGAGTGCTTAGATGTTGAGTAGCCTATAGATACATCTTGAGCCGCTCCTGTCTCTCCATCTGTAGCTGTAACAGACACGTAAACAACTCCTAATGTAAAGAAAAGAGGCACAGAAAAACTTCTCCCGACTGTAGCATTAGCGGTAGCTGGAATTACATAATTCCTAGCAGTTGCACTACCCCCATTAGCAACCAAGTTCACATCCCCTGTAGCAGCCGCATCAAAAAGCAAAAGAAACGCATCTGCTGCTGTAGTATTGTGCATATCTATAGAATTTATTAATGTATCTCCAGACCTAAGAAGAACTTTCGTCCCAGCTACATCATCATCAAAATGTAAGAATGAAAAAGGCGGAGACAGTGCCCATTCTCCTATAACAGTACTTCCATCTTTTAACTGAAGAGTAGCATCCTTATCTGAGTGCCCAGAGATATGAGTAATAACATGAGACACTCCACTTTCCGCGGCGTGAGTAGCTGTTGCCCCAGACCCAGTACCAGCTGTAGTCTCACTCCACGCTTTATTTAGATCAATCTGCGTAGTCATACTTAAACTCCCACTATGTTTAACATCTCGTTAATTCTATGCTCATAAGTATGAGCGCTTCTTACCTTCTCATGCCCTGCTTTTGCTATCTTCTCTCGCTCCATAGGATTATCTAAAGCCCACTGAATCTTATCTACCATTTCCTCCTCCCCCTCGTAACCGAGGAAATGTTCACCTTCTGAAAAGCCCAGATCATCCCAGCCAACTACATCTCTATTAGTAACAAGACAATTACCATAACTAAGAACCTCAAAGAATCTCATGTTAAGATCATCTCTAATAGAGATATTAAAGCCAACTCTGGCCCTAGCATATCTCAAAGCAGCTTGCTCAAAGAATACATTATAAGCAAACCAACTGTTAGGAAAGTTCTTAAATATTACATCTAAATAATCTATTCTATTGTTTGATCCTTCTATCTGATTATTACTAGTAGGTAGATGACCAACAAAAGCTACATCATGGAGCTTCTGAAGTCCATAGGATCCGAAAAATTCTTTAGGTATATCAGCTCTATTATTTTGAAACTCTGCATAGCTAGGATCTACAGGAGGATAACAAGCTAATGGAAGCCAGTGAACATTCTGTATTCCATCTAACTTCATCTTTGCAACATCAGACTTCTGACATAAGAAAACATGATCAAAGTGCATAGCCCACTTTAACCTAGTTTCATATCCAAGATGAGTATCCACTAGCCAGCAAGCATTAGGACTAGGAAGATCAGGCATATCAATCTCATCTCTTCCATCATCTATATAAAGCCAAAAGTCGTGCTTACTAAAATCAGGCTGTACATACCAAGGCCTGTTATAGCGGTCCATACCTGTTTCTTTATACCCCATTCTATATAAAGTATCTGTTACTCTTCTAGCTGTGCCATTATTTCTAACTTCAGCGTTATAGAGAAGTCCTGGACTTTTCATGCCAAAACCTCCGATACTTTATGACAAACTAACCTAATATTATTAAGAGTTTCACTTTCTATAGAATCTATATCAAAACCACTAACTTTTACTAGCCGCTCTAAACTATCTTTATTAAAAGCATGAAGATGTGTATAGTCTAATATTATAGTATTAGATGTTTCATGGTTAGGAATAGTTAAAAATAACTTTCCTTTGGGAACTAACAATCTATTCCACTCAATCAAAGCAGCAAAAGGGTCTATTAAATGCTCTAATATATGAGCTGCTACTATATATTCTTGACTCTCATCATCAAGAGGAACACTTGTAGCGTCTGCCTTTATGTCAGTTAATGCCTCTCCTAATCTTTCACCTCCCTCACCTAACTCTCCAGCATCTCTTATATCTACTCCTATAGGCCCTTCTAACTTTCTCCCTCCACAACCTATATTAAGACCAGAAGCCCCATTATAAGGTTTAAGAAGCTCCTTATACCAATCTTCTTCTGTAAGAAGAGGTTTATCCAGATCCCATTCTTTAGGATATTTCCAATGTGCCAAGATACATTCTTGCCAAGCTCTCACACCATGCTTAGAAATAAGAGCATTATTAGTAACTTCTTGACTCCAATTAGAATCCCAATCATCTCCATGAACCCTTAATCCAGTCTGTTGCCCATGATGATGAAGATATGCTCTTCTATCTATTCTTATACTATAACCAGCCTTTATTAAACGAATACTAAGATCTAAATCATCACCTCCAGGTAACTCAGCATCAAGGCCTCCAATTTCCTTAAATATATCTGTTCTAATAACCATACAAAAGCCTATCAAAAAACTACTATCACAGACTAAAGGAACATCAGTACGTTGAATACTTTGATTACCTGCAACAAAGTTACTTCCTGGCCCAACAGCTACCACATTATCTTTTAAGTGCGAAATAAGCTTTGTCCAAAAATCCCACTGTGCAGGAATAAAAATAACATCATCATTTAGCAAACAATAGTAAGGAGTCTCAACTGTTTCAAGAGCTAAATTATGTGCCTTCATCCATCCTAAATTTTCTTCAGGCTCTATAACTTTTACATACTCTTTAGCTGAGTCAGGCAAAGACTTAGCCACTTCACTTTTTCCTCCATTATCAATTACAATAACTTCAAAAGGATACTTAGTACTAAGAAAAAGTGACTCTATACATATCTTAAGCATATCAAGATTATTCCAAGTTGGTATAACTATAGTAAGAAGGTTCTTCATACAGCAACCCCCTTTTCATTAGTCACTACAACTTGTCCATTCCTCATATCTTTTAGCGTATCTCCAAATTCCTTAACATAGTCATCATGATTATGCTGTCTATTAGCCCAGTACGCGTCTTCATTACACCACCTAGGTGCATGGTGTAGATGTTCAGTCTTAACTCCAGTATCCATCCATCTCTCTATACTAAACTCTTTGCACCTATAACTAAAGAAATAATCTTCTCCACATCCAGTACTGGCAAACCATGGCTTAGGAATTTCTTTAAATATATTCATATTATAAAGACATACAGCTGCTCCTAATGCAAGCTCCCCTCCTATACTAGAACTTCCAATTAACTGATCTCTAGGATAGTCTAGTAATATCTCATTCTTTTCAACAACCTTAGCATTATTCGTAATATCCCACTTTTCTGTTAACCGAAAAATAACAGGAAAAATAGGATCTCTAGCACTAAAGGCTAATGCACTTACTACGGGCTTTTGATGCCTCCATAGGCGAAGAAAAGCATCTTTTTCAAACCTCATATCATCATCCCACCAAAAGAGATAATCAGCATCTATCCCTATAGCTACATCTACTATTCTCTCTCTTGCCACCCCAACTAACGAAGTACGACTGTAATTTACTATATAGATCTCTAATTTTTCTATATCCTGCCACTCTTCTATTGTAGGATCAGCCAAGCCTTTATCATACCCAGTTTCTTCTAAACTAGGAAGAAAATCTAAGTTTTCAATTTTAGGCATCATCTCGTGTACCCATAAACTTCTCTCACGAAGCGCACCAAAGTACATCATCATATCAAAATAAAGTGGAAAAGTATTATCATCAGGCCCTGTATACCAAGGCATACCTAACACTAATTTCATTATTTGTCCCTTCTCTCCATTAAGTCTTTAAGCCGCTCACTTAAAGTTCTATACCTAATAAGCCCTGTTCTCATCTTAAAAAATTCCCACATAGTGCCAGTTTCTACAACCTTAAATTGATGTCCTATATGATGACGCTTAATATTATTATCTGAACTTAACAGCCACATAATTCGATTACAGGAACATCTAACTAGTTTATCCTTAGTATCTCTTCCATCATGGGGTTTAAGCCATCCAAACATTTCCAGCCCCTTTTAATAAATGCAGGAGAGGGTCTTAACCAAAGGAGGCAGTGACCCTCCCCCACAGCTCCGTAACAATATGTTACAGAGTTTTACATAGCCCTAATAAATACATGATCAGCATAAGCCTGACCAGCAGTAGCAATATTAGCACTCAAAAGAGATCCATTACCAGAAGTTGCTCCACCTCCAATAGTATCCAGAGCAACAATAGGACCATTGAAATCGGCACCAACACTATTCAATCCAAGAGTTGTTAGGTCATAAGTCATTCCATAACCAGGACGGATTGTAACAGCTGCAGCAAGAGGAGCAATTAAAGCACTCTCATGGTACCCATACACCTGAGCAATTCCGACATCGTTATTAGCGACATCCTCATAAGCCAGGCCAATAATATTCCCGCCTCCAAGACCAGCATAACCAAAGGTTGCAGCTTTTGTTGCAGCCTCATTAGTACTTATGCTAGCGGTATTACCGAGAATTTTAACAACCGGATAATGAGCTGTAATAGTTAAACCATCACTGTTAGTGAAGTTCACCCAAACACGCTCAGTATCCGAACGATTTACAGTCTGCATAAACATGAGTATTTTTTCCTCCTAAACAAAATCTATTGCAAAACGAAGAGTAGCTGCAGCACCAGTGTCTATAGCTACACTTCCGTTTGTTGCAGTAGTATCTGCAATTTGATTAATACGAGCTTGAACAGTCGTACCACCAGAAGGAAGATCGCAAGTGAACTGAGCATTCATTATACGGCTTCCAGTACCTAAGACTGCAAAAGTCCTTAAAGTAGTGTCAGCCTCTAAAGTCCCAGTTACAACATTACGATTGCCTCTCCTAGTCACAGGACTGGTATCGTAGGTAATATCTCCCGCTGCCATTTCTCAGCTCCTTTTCTAGGTAATCCCCTGAAGGACGCCGTGGGCACTGCGAAGATTAGTACCCAGATTACCCTGATACAAGATCGGAGCAATAAAGGCATCCTGGTTCACCGGGTTCTGCAAGCCACCATCAGCCATAGCGAAATCAGCGTCACGATGGACAAAACCGAAGATATGCTTCGAGTTAAGGACATACAGATAACCCGAGTCAACCTTCGACTCCCAGTTAATGCTAGCGCCACGGAAAGTCGGGCGGCTAGACAGATCACTCGTGCCACCGCCAGTATAGCGAATAGCAGGAACAACCAAGGATTCCAGGGTCTCAGCAACAGACTGAGTGGTAAAGATACCATCAGGCTCGCCCTCTACACCGGCAACTTCCGTGCAATCGTTATAGATCGTACGCAAGTTCGGAAGCAAGTTGACAGCGCCATTACCAACACCAGTAGTAGCGTTATTCCGCCAAGCACTGTTATTAGCGGAGTTAATATCTCCGTAAGTGCCAGTGGCAGGAGTCCCGTCAACCATAGCCTTAAGGCCCGTAATCTGCTTCGAGCCGTTGGAAGTGCCATCGCTGTAAGCATCCGAAGCCAAGTTATCCGCCAACGTGGACTCAGCCTGAAAGATTTTGTCTTTCGTCAAGTCACGAATACGGCTTTCACCCTGGTTCGAACGTTTGTCAAGACCAGAAATCACGACACTAGTCGCTGCCTGTTTCCAGTTGAAAAAGGCATTCGTGATTCCTTCGTACCCGGTAGGATCAAGAGCCTCAAGCCCTGAATAGCGCTTGAAGTTCCCACTACCTTCATACATAACCGGGACTTTGATACGCTCACCACCGGTGAGTCGTTTGATACGGTTGCCTTCCCTGATCCACGACCAGAAAGGGCTACGCTTATGTACCTGATCTCGAAGCATGCCCGAGTCCAGGTAATTCATAATTGTCGAGGAAAGTAACGGTCCCCAGACAATCGTAGGTGCGCCATCTCCGACAGCCATTTTAAATTACCTCTTAAGATTAAGTTAACTCGCGGCGAGCTAAAGCCCACGCACGATCCATAACATCATCAGGGCTAGCCTCACCAGCCCTTATATCAACCGCAGCTCCTGGAGTAGAAGCCCCAGTCCTACGAACTACATTAGGAGAAGGTCTGCTACTACTTCCAGTATTGACCCCGTTATTCAGAGTGGTCCTGCCTCTCGCTCCACCAGCTTCAGGGAACTCCATACGGAACAAGTCCAAAGGCGTAACGCCCCTAGATGGATCTTGCAACATCTGCATACGATTGTCAAGTCTCCGCTGAATAGCTGGATTCAAGACAAAGCTTCCAGACTCATCCATAGATCCGAACTGCTCTCCATACATATCAACGCCAGCCCTTAGATCCGCATTGACAGCAGTTTCCGCAGTTTGTTCCTGGGCTTTAGCTTCCTCCCTTTGGTCTAATTCCTGTCGAGGAATATAACCAAGGCGATCAGCCATAGCCTTAAAGACTTCCATGTTCCTCTCTGTAACACCCTCAGGAAGAGGCTCCTCCTGGGGAGGTGCTTCCGGCTGTTGAACAGCTTGTTCTCTTTGCGACATCATCTGTTCCCGCAGGCCCAGAACTTCTGTGCGAAGGTCATGCCATTCGTTGTTGTTTTGGCTCATACGCCGCTGCATACCTCTCAGGGCTTCAGCGGCCGCAGGATCTGAATTATCTAAACGAGCAAGAACCACATCAGTTCCCTCTCGGGAAGCCTGACCAGGATCTTGCACCTGAGTTCCTTCCAACACTGCATCAATATCAAGATCGTCTTCACCAAACTCTTGAGCTTGATCATCAAGGTAAGCGTTAACGCTGCCTTCTTCCATCTGTCCAGTGTCGCCCCGAACTACTTCACTCATCTTTTCATCCTCCGCTATTTAGTAGGAAGACAATTCTTCCAGCCCTTTTTCTTCTCCATAACAATTTGTTACAGAGTTCCTAATCATACCCTGGAATCTCTCCAGAAATCTCTCTGGAAACAGTACGCCCTTCCGCGTCTGAAACCTCTATAACAGCATCATCAAAGGCCTTAGGCATCTTTTTTCGCTTGCCAATCGGCGGCTGCTTCTTTATCAGGTTAGGATTCTTATCATCGAAAATCCTAGATCCTCCAACTTGGTCTCCAGCCTCAACCACTCCCAGTTGGTTCATAATAGCCTTTTTATCACGGGCAGAATAGACATCGCTCCCAAGACCTTCGTCATAGTAAGGCTCAAACGTATCTGCAGTGAAGCGTTCGGGCACTCGGTTCATCCTCTTTCCGCACGGACATTCGACCGGATTGCCTCTGTCATCCACTTTTCTATATACGTCATCTTTCTTTCCACAATCTAAACATTCAAAACTATAAACAGGCATCAGAAATCATTCCCTCCCAGTTGCCTTCTGCGCCACTCATTGATAACTGACACAGCCTTAGCTCTATTTTTTACTTGTTCTTCTCCTTCTCCCCAAGTCTCAGACAAGTCTCCAAAGCCAAGACCATAACCTTCTTCATCCGCACCGAGTAGCTTACTATCCCAATCCTGATTATTCTTAATAAAATCTTGGTTAACTTTTGCATAGGCTCTACTATCTGTAGGATAGTTAGGAGCCATATCAGTAACACCAGGAAAATCAATGAAAGTACTAACATACTGCATTAGATTATTTAAAGCTATATCATTCCATCGAGGCATTGCAGCATCAAGGTTCTCTACTTCAGGTATTTGATCCCAAAAAGACACATACTCCCTCTGCGTAGTTGCTCCACTTGCCCAGTCTATTTCCTGTAGAGGACCTTCCACAGGGTGTCTACCAAACTCATGTATGCCAGCATCAGTTATAGTAGGCCCTACTAAATCAACATGCTCGTCTGATGCCATCCAATCAGACACGAGGCTAGCGTTTCTTCGAGCGTCTCGTTGGTACATGTCATCAAGGGTTGTTTGGCTCTGTGCAACTGGATCTTCACCAATGTCCCTTTGCCCTATCGATCCTTGCGCCTCCAAATCAAAAAGAATCGCAGATAATTCCTGAGGAGTTACGGGCGCTCCAGTAGTATTCCCCTGAAGATAAGCATCTATTAATCTATCCTGCTCTTCCAAAGAAAAATCTTCAAGGTAAGACCTTATCTCATCTGAAGTCATATGAGCTGAAATGCCCAAGTTGGCAGAGCTTGTCCCAGCAGAAGGATGTTCTGACAACCTCTCAGCTACTTCATTAAGCCTAAGATCTCTTATCTCTTCCTCCGTCATTTCAGATAACGGTCTACCAAGCTCCTCAGGAGGCTCTATATCGGCCTGTCCCATAGATTCATGAGACCTACTCATACCAGCTCTCCACCAATAGTCTCTAGACCGGTAAGCATCATTAAGAATATCAAAAAGCTCTTGTGGGGTAGTTTGCTGCCCAGTATCTGCCCCTCTGGCTAGGGCGTCTATTAGCCTGTCCTGGGCCTCCACAGAAATACTAATAAGACCGTTTTGTGCATCTCTGATAGACATGGTCCCATGTTCTGATAATCTTTGTGCTACAGCGTCAAGCCAGTCGCGCCTTATATCAGCACTTTCGGTTACTCCAAGAGCGGCTGAACTTTGTAGGCCTTCCGCATCTTCGCCAGCACGATCTCGCTCTAGTTCATCTATCATATCAGATAAGACATCTACAGTGATAGGCTCTCCATCTCTTACCCTTAATCTAATGTTATCAAGGGCATTATTGATCGGATTGTCTGAAGGCATAAAAACAGCCCACAGCCTATCTATAAGAGTAGAAGGAATCTCACTACTGACATAATCTGATATAACGTCTGCCATTCTCTGCAGATTAGTAGCAGAAGGACTAGGAGAGCTTGATCCTTCTTCAGATGATATACGCCCAGCATAATACTGTCTTAGTATCTCCAGATTCTCTGGGTCTACTATCTCCCACCTATCTTCCCAATCAGGATGAGATAGTATAGCATTACCAGCTTGCTCAGCAGTATCAAAACCAAGGACATCCTCAGCCTCTAAAGCACCCATAACATCTATCATAGTATAATTCTGAGGAGGCGTTCCAGAAGCTCTTTGTAGTGTCTCTTCTGGACTTTCAGCAGGTAAGCGAGTCGATGGCTCTTCTTGTCTATAATCACTCCCTGATAGTACCGCTCTAGGCCCTTCATCATTATACTTATCTACCTGCCTTCTTACACTATCAGCGAATCGCCGAAGGGCTCCACCATCTAAATTACTAATTATTTCCCTTTGCAGTCTTATTGGATCTCTTATCTCTCTTATAATACCATCTTTAAAGTCTTCAACTGCAGAGCCTATTAAGAAATCAAGAGCCTCTCCTACATGCCCTGGATTGTTCATACCCCCACTAACCTTCGTAAGAACATCAAAGGAGTTATCAAGAGTCAACCCAAGATGCTCTCCGATAGCAGGATAATCAATTAAAAGTAACTCTCTTAATCTCTGCCTTTTATCGCTAAGCATCCTACCCACAGGATCATAAGGATTTTGCTTAGAAGCTATATCTTCAGCTCTTGCCTGGTCTAGCTCGTCTAAAATTCTAAGATAGTCTTCTTTGTACTCTTCAAGAAAATCGTCTCGGATTCCTGGCTCCAGATCAGGATTTAATATAGTTCTTAGGTCTAAAGCCTCTATAGGCCATTCAACATCACTAACTATATTAGGCCCTGTGCTAGTACCTTCCCCTTGTATATACTCCCCCAACAGCGATGATCTCCCCCCAACGGAAAGATTCCCTCTACCTGACGTTCCTCCACGACCGCCTGCCGCTATACTGGCGTGTGCCCATCCGCTAACAGGAAATCCTCGAGCCGCTCTTTCGAAGTCCCTATTATACCTAGGTTCTAGGTCTGGGCTAGAAGTACCTGGAATAGCAGTAATAGGAAGCTCCCCACCAGCGCTAGGCCTGGAAGGCATACGAGAAGCTACAAAGTCTACCTCTTCTTGATGTGTCCTAGTGTTACTACCAAATTCTAGGCTCCTTATAAGCCCAGACACATCGCTTTGATCTCTTCTTATCAAAGACCTAGGAGGCTTAGGCTCGCTAGTACCAGGATATGAATACTCAAAATCATCTAAAAAAGCACTAATAGCATTAAAGTTATTCCCATCATAAACTAGCGTCCCCCCAAACAAAGTAGTATTAGGGGCCTTTGAAAGAAGATCCTCTCTTATAAACTCATCTTTAAACAATCTATCAAAAAAGGCAAACTCTTGATCCCCCAACCTTTTATACATCCTGTCTTGTCTTGGAATACCTATAGTGTCAAGGGCGTCATATCCCAAGTAATCCTTGTATTCCATTCTCTCAAGAGGATTAGCATCTGGATCAAGGTACCCATTCTCTATCTGCCATAAGATAGAACTCCTGTTATATTCCCAAGTCTCTTCTCTAGTAGGACTGACAGTCGTTACCCCAGGATGCTCTCCTATAGCTGCTACCATAGCAGAGTACTTCGCACTATTTTTTCTCTTATCCCTCTCCCCTTTTTGCCTAAGCCACTTATCCCTCTTTACTACATAACCCTGCCAGTCAGCTGGATCTTTTGGAGGCTCTCCAACAGCCTCATCAAAAGACCTATTATCTTCTTCTATAGCCTCTTTAACTCTTTCTTCTCTAGTCTTTCTAATATCCTTGGTTTTTTTAAGAAGGTCTTTAATGTCGTCACTGGGACCTGTAGGTCCTTCATCTCCTTCACCGGGGCCAGGAGCTCCCCCGCGTCTTTCTGGAAGAACTGGATAATCTCCCAACAACCCTTCTACATCCCTAGCACTAGAAAGCCCTGCCGCTGAAATATCAGGATCTGGAACCCCTGCTCTAACATCCCCGATAATAGTCTTAGCTGCCCTTGACATCTTCGGAACAAAAGGTCCAACCGCTATCTCTGCAGGATGAACTAGACCAAAAGCTCCTCTTTCCCCTACTTCCTCTCTCAATCCCTCAGCCAAGGCCCCTGCAATCTGCGACCTCTCTTCTTTCGCCCCAGAATAATATTGCTGCCTCTCCGCTAAACTCTTTGTTCCTGGAAAAGCAACACCCGGAGCCCAAGCCTCCATCTTCATCTGCCTAGCCACAACAGGAGCCAACTGCACAACTGCATCTATAGCTGGCTGAGTGTATTTATCCTGCCACTGTTTTCCTTCAGGCCCATATCTTTGACTAGTACTCATCCCTATCCAGTCTACAGCAATTCCCACTAAGCTCGCTATATCCTGTAATCCCATTTTCAGGCCTTGAGGACTCTTATAGAAAAAGTCATGGACTATATTAGACTTAGGACTCTCCTTGCTTTTTTGGGAAGACCCAGAAAAAACAGGCGTAATACTACCTTTTGATAAATCACTTACAAGCATCTCCAGAGCTTTATACTTATCAGGATTCTCAGTCTCTAACTTCGCAAGAAAAGACCCTTTGTCTCCTGTCATGGCTCTGGAAGTAGCGGAGCTAACATTCACTTGTGTCATTTATAAGTTCCTGAGACAATATTATTAGTCATTGGAGGAACCACAATACCCTTAATTTTATTCTTCCTTCTCCTACGCCTTTTCTTCTTCTTAGGAGGAGGGTACATCTCAGTAGCGCTCATCGCTGAGTCCCACTGCAAGTCCGGCTGTGCATAGCCTGGCATCTTAAGGCTCCCAGTCTCCCAGCCGCCCACGCCTTCTTATTTCATCTTCTACCAATCGTCTCCACAAAGCAATATCTTTAGGTGATGTACCCATATCAGCTAGAAGAGCATCATGGCCTGGAGAAAGAGAATCTAATAATTCATCCTCACTCATAGTCTTAAGATTCTCAACCTCTGCTGCTAGTCCTTCTACCATCTCCTGATCAACTCTATTCTTCCCAGAAGGAGAAGGCATATCCCTAGCCTTCATCCTGGTCTCTGAAGGAAGATCCTTAGTAGCCATAATGTCTGTAGTTTTCTTTGGAACAGAAGGCTTTGGAACATAAGGCTTTCTTCCTTCTCTTTTCATTTTTCTAATAGCAGCTTTATGCTCATCAGCTTTGGACTTTCTACCAAGATCAAAAGTTAAATCCATTACTGCTTCTATAGATTTTTTGGCCTTATCATAAACCTCGTCCGCGTCTGGTTGCTTAGCTATTCTCGCTTTAATAGCAGCTTTATCTAAATGCTTCCATGCCTCCTTTAAGGTACTTTGGTCAGCTCTAGCCGCAATCTTCATAGCATCTTGTACACTACCAGACTGCACAACCTCCAAAATAGTTTCTGCTATTTTTCTACTGCCTTCAACCGCCATAGCTCCAGCAGGGAGCATATCAGCGGCAAGGCCGATCTGATCCCAAGTGTCAAATTTCCTCTTTTTCTGAGCATCGAACTCTTCTCTCGCCGCAGGATCTTCTGGGCCAAGAACCCTTTTCGCTGCAGGAGAAACCACGGCTGTCTTATCTTTAGTCTCTGGTAAATAAGCCATTATCGTAAATTCCAAATATCAGCTAAAAAGTTTTTTTCTTCACCCTCTATCATAGAGTCAAAGATACTCTTTCTTCTTTCAGGAGACTTAACCTTTTCCCACTTCTGAGTCCATCTGTCTATCTTATCGAAGTTAGACCATTTATCTTTCGGTTCTTCTATTATAGCTGGTTTCTTATCTTCCTCAGGCCTAGATAGCCTAGCAGGATCTTGTTGCAAAGATTCTCGCTTAGGCTCTTTAGGAAATTCATCAGCCTCAGCAGAGTAAAATTTTCTTTTAGCTGGAGTATATCCAGCCTGTTGTCCCCCTGCAGGAGGAGCTTTTGCTCCCTCAAACTTAATAGGATCTGGTCTGGTATCTTCTTCTTTTCCAAAGCCTAACTTTCGCCCTAAGCTCTTAACCCCTTCTACAGCTTTACCGCCTAAATTTTCAGGCACTTTAGCAGCTTTAGCAAAAGAGCTCATATATCCTTGTTTTGGTTGCTCCAAAGTTCTAAGATCAAAGTCCCTTAAGGACTCTCCTTTATGCCCTCTCTCTTCTAAACCTTGAGCCCCTAAAACCCTTCTAAATCTACGCTCAGAATCAGTAAGATCAGGAAGTTTATTAGCGCCCTTTATAACCTCTTCCACGTACCCATCTTCTCCTCCTACTACTCGTAGCGTACGCTCAGAAATAACCGTATCCTTACCATTATACTTTTTAGTAAGTTTAGCTTCTATAAGACCATCTTTATCCTCATTTATGTTCCAAGTACTATCTTTTGGAGCACGTTGACTTTCAAGTTCAGCTTTTGCAAGCTCCTTACGAAAAGCTTCTACACCTTTAGCAAAATTAAATTTAGCCATTATGCACTCAATACTTTCTTTGTCTTACGAGAAACTTTTGGAAGCTTTCCACCCTGATCTTCGTCAAGAAACCTCTTAATTACACTAAGCTTCAGTCCTAGTTTCTTCCTAAGCTTGGGATCATTCTTAGCGGCATGAAACATCGCCCGCTGATTTTGGCTCTTAAAAGGCATCAGTCTTCTTTATTCTTTATAACTTTAAGTCCAGAAGCTTTTATAAGATCCTTAGTATCTTCAAAAGTCTCAGGATCTATTCCTAAGTGTATAGCTTGAGCATCTGATAATTCTAGCTGCTCTTCTGTTATAGCTTTAGGATGATTAGGCTCAGACCATAGGTCAAGCCAAGTTTCCTTAGCCTCTTTCCTTTTCCCTTCTCTAATAAGATCATTAACAATATTTATATTATCTACTGCTTTAGCGTGCTCAACATCTATGTCTAAACCTTCTTTCAGCCTAACATCAGTCCCTTTAGAGATCTCTCTGCCTTTTAGAGTACTCTTTTTTCCTCCCTTAACAACTTTTAATGCAGCTTTTGAAAGAAATCCTAAAGGCATCAGACTGTCACCGTCTCTCCAGCCTGCTGACCCTCACTAGGCATATCTCTGTTAAAGCTATCTGCGTCTAAAGGTCCTACCCCCGCGTTCGCCGCTCTCCCATCCTGTAAGGCCTGCTGAAGCGCTTGGGCCTCTGGGTTGGCGAACTCCGAAGTGCCGCCTTCCCCCTGCGTGGCGGCTGCCTGTGCTTGTGCTTGCATCTCTTGAGTCTGCTTCTCAAGCATCGGCAAAATCTCTTCAACGTCTTTCTCATTAAATCCCCTCACTAGCAGTCTACGCGCAAGCTCCGGTATGTTCGGAGGAATACCGTAGGTTTGAGTGAGAAGAGGAGTAAGCCCTGCGAATAAGTTTAGCAAGTCCATCCACTGACTTCTCTCAACAGCCAATGCAGTGGACTGACTCGAAACATCCATGGTGAATAAGTACTCGCCTTCAGCAAGCTCCTTACTCAGACTAATAAACTCATTCGCGTTTTTATCCAAGAGAAATAACTTCTCCGGCCTAAATTGCGAATCAAGTTGGAACATCTTCCTGGCCTTGCGAACCTGAAACTCCGAAAGCAACGCCGAGCGCCGATTCTCCCTTGACGTATTCTTCTTCTCCATGATCGAAGCTTCTGTTGCCGTTTCAGCAGTCGGAAGCTGCACCGGCTGAGGAGTACCTGCGCTCCTATCGAACATCTGTTGAAGGAGATTCAACATTCCACCTTTGTCTGAAGGAACAGACAAGAAAGGAAGAGGGATAATAGCATTAGATCCTTGCTCACTAAGACCAGGAACCTCTACAATAGATCCATCTGGAGCATCCAAGATATCCTGAAGGATGTCTCTGTCAATACCCGCCGCTGGATCAACAAGCCACAAGTTCTTCTGTTTCCGTATAGTATAAAGGAACGAGTCCATGATCTCATTAGTCAAAGCCTGGACAGTGTCCCCACCAGCCATAAGCAACGGCGGCTTGTGAAACCATTGCCTAACACCAGTCTGGAAACTCAAAGTCTCTACCGGATAGTTATCAACTCTGTCGTAAGGCCACTCCTCTTCATATTGTAAGAACTTCTCACTGCCCTCGGCAATCGTAAAGAACAAATTCCTAAACTTGTTCTTGCCTACAGGAAAGTTCCTCGCCCACACTTCCCAACCTCTTACGACATCAAAACCATCAGAGTCAAGATCCGCTTCTTTCTCTGGAGCATCCTTATAACGACTTGGCTCAAGAGTCTCTATATTCTGATAAGCTGGATTCGCTCTAACTTCATCTATAGGCAACTCCCAACCAAAGGCTATCCACCTTGCATCCATCGGCCCTTCCAGACTAAAAGCATCTGTTAAGAATAAGTCTGGCTGCCAACGAACAGCATAAGGAGAACCTCTATGAATATTAGTATTCGCACTAGGAGCTGGCCTATCTTGAAAAAGCTTATGAAGTCTTATATGATCCATGAAAGACTCTTTGATAAGGGCCTTAAGATCATTATTAACATCTTCTTGTAAAAGAAGTCTCAGTTCATTCTGATGTATCTGTATGTGGAAAAGATGATCCTGGCCATCTGCCACCCTCACAGGAATCCCACCCTTAAGGAACGTATTCTCCTCAGATGGATCTTCCATATCCAAGACTGTCATCTCCTGCAACAGCTCTTGCTCTGCTGCATCCACATCCAACTCAAAGCCAATCTTAGCCACACCATAAGGGAATAAGAAAGCGTCAAGCGCCACACGCTCGTCCACCCTTAACTGATTAGTCTCCCTATAGCGGTAATTAGTTATCTTTGCAACACCATTAGCCAAAGACGGGCTATGCGGATCTTCAGGATTTATAGTCCTCGCAGCCTCTCGAGTCTCTGGGTAACACTGAAAAGTCGGAGCTCTGTCTAACATATTAGCCAGGCTCTGGTCTATAAAACCATGAATCAAGCCACTCTTAACACGCCTTACGTGTTCCTCTTCCGCATCTCCCACATCCTGTTCCCGCTCAGTGGTCGCTTCATTATAAAACTGATTTACGAGCACATTACAGGCATCGAACAACGGCTTCACTTTCTTCTGCACAAAGCCAATCTGCCCTTGCCAGTACTGTACTCTCAGGTCCTGCGCTGTAGGATATGACATTATCTTCTCTATAACAATTTGTTATGGAGCGTCAAGGCCCCAGTTATCATCTAACGGACTGGCCTCTGGAAAAGGAACTACAATACCTTCGTTCCGTCTTGGCATCCCTCTTCTCGCCCTGGTGTTTTTCATAACGTACTCATCGAAGGTACTACTACTTGGAACAATCTTTGTAGGTCCAGTTAACACCTCAGCCGCGCCTATCGCGCTGCGGAGCTTTGAGAGCTGCATACCTAACAAAGCCAAGCAATCAATCTGATCGTCATACCTAGCATTGGGAAATCTACTTATCTCGTGCTCAAGCTCTCCCAGCCAAGTAGCATTCTCAGGGACATGAAAGATTCCCATCTGCATTGCCCCTGCTATAGCTCCAGCTCTATTAACTGAATCTTTAGAACCTCTCCCTATAACACTAACATCCTCTAAGACCGTCCAGCAACCAAGTTCCGCTTTACGCTTCCTAAGAAGAGGCCCAACAACCTTACCCATCATAACACGCTCATGTAGCCATTTCAAAGGCTTATACTTAAGCATCAACTCACAAGCACTCTCCACCCCATCAAATATCTCCACTTGGTCCCTAAACACCTCAACAAGGTATATCATACCTCGCTCATCTATGCCGAAGACCATATGAACAGTGTAGTCTCCAGAACCCTTGGTCAGTGCATAATCACTGGTTCCGTAATAAGTCATATTTTCAGGAATCTTACTATCAGGAACCTTCTTCATCCAACCAGGCTGAAAAACATCCCCCTCATCGCTGACCGGTTTCTGCTGATGCAAAGCCATAAAAAGGGACGGATTGCGCGCACGAATAGCGTGGAGCTCCTCAGTTGAGCGCATGTTAGGGCCTTCCGGCAAGAGCGCTTCGCCTGGCGCTCGGCCCAAAGGATCATCCGCTTCTGCGAGGGAGGGAAGCCTTATAATGTCCCAATACTCTTCGCCTGCTTCGTTGAGCTTTTCAATCCGTCCCCCCAAGTCATCGTCATGCCACCTCTGCATGATTAGTATAACAGCACCTGGACCATCCTTATAAGGACGCAGACGGTTGAGCAAAACGCTCGCGTACCAATCCCAAACAGCTCTACGATTATTTAGACTGAGGGCACTTTCGTAACTCTTGAAAGGGTCATCTATGACAGCTATGTGTGCGTGGAAGCCTATCAGCCCGCCTAGTACACCCTCAGCCTTATACTCTCCACCCTGATGCGTCTTCCATTCATTCATGCTCTGAGCATCATCGGCGATCTTAATCCCAGGAAACACTAAACGAAAGCGGTCATCTTTTATTATATTCCTAACATTCCTTCCAAACCCAAAGGCCAGATCTGCTGAATAGCTTGCCTGGATGAACTCCAATGTCGGGTTTCTGCCGAAGAACCAAGAAGGAAATATCTCACTAGAAATCCTGGATTTACCAATAGCAGGAGGGACAAATATCGCCAGCCGCCGAAGTTTCCCTTGCTCGACAGCTTGCAGCTTCTCGGCTATATGATAATGAACCTGGTAAGGATCATAACCATCATCCATGAACTGAGCGTACTTTACCAGACTACCAGCCGCCTGTTTGCGCCTGATAAGCTCTCTGGCAACCTCAGCTGGATCCTGGGCCTCAGGTGTTAGGGCCACAGGAGTATTGGCGATCAATTCATTCACTGCGTTGCAGCTTCCTCTTTCTTATGATCACTAAGGGCTTCCCCAAGCACCTTACGCTCTTCATCATCTAAGACAGCAAAATCAGCCTCAATGGCTTCCGGATTAGAAGTCGCCAAACGATCAAGAACTCCCACAAGGGCCTCTGTAGAAGTCTGATCCACCGAGTGTATAACGTGCTGATCTACTTCCCGCCTCTCTGTATACCCACGATCCTTACCGAGAGTCTGAAGAACTTTCCAGCTGTAAGCCTTGTCTCCACTCTCAACAGCCCTGAATATGTTGTCCTCAGCTGTGTCGATGATCCTCTCACGTGAATCAGCCATCACTTGCTGCAGTGCCGGACTGCGAGTGATGTGGTAACGGACTGCTTGAGCAGACCCCATGCCGACCGTGTCAGCGACTTTGCTGAGGACTCCTTTGTTAGCGATGATGGCCTCTGCAAGGATATTCTCCCGAGCCTTACTCTGACCTTGGAGAGCCACCTTCACATCAACTTCCTCCTTCGCCCTGTTCCGCAAACTCGGCGCTGTGCATCCAATCTTATCAGCCGCCTCTTCAACTGTCATAGTCTGCTCGAGGGCCTGAATCATCAACGCGGAGTCTATCTCCCTTTTACGTGCCATGTTACTTCTTCCTAGTCCCAGCCTTCTTCACCTTCTGGCCGGTCTTCTTCGCATAAGTCTTTGCGGCCTTCTGGCCAGACTTTGAATACGAGAATTTCTTTCCTCCAACTTTAGGCATTTTCAACCTCCTGAGAGAAGGGTACGAGGGAGCTCAATAGTGCGGAGCAGGGCTGGAAGGGACAGTACACACCACCTCGCTCCCCCGGCCCTAAGCTTCTACAGTTTCTTCAATCCCTCTTTTCCGCAAACCCATTCTGCTCCTAACGATTCTCTGCACCACATCCAGGTCCCAGCCCAACTCTTCAGCGATGCCCAATTCGGACAGGCCGCTGTCAAGAAGCGCGAAGACCTTCCTATGCTCACTCCACAAATCGTCTACTCTTATCATCTCGTCCCTAAAACCTTTCTACCATAAATGTATATAAGAGAGTGCCACTATGCAAACCATATTTGCACATTCTTTCCCGCCAAGCAAACCCTCCAACTCTGTAACAATTTGTTACGGAGTTCACAACGCGCCATGAGGAGACTCAACCCCCTCCCCCTTGACGTTTTGAAAATTAGCTCAGAAATTTTTAGGAGCTGAAATATAATAAACGTGTGCACGCGCGGGATGCCGCGACAACTAGTTTGGCATACCTAGCATCCGTTCTGTTGGCAATACTTTTTTCGCCACTATAATGTATATATTCATTATAGTGATAAAAAACATAACAACTATTTTATTAGTACTTTCATAAGTATAATAAAAACAACTATTTAGATGTTTTGTCAGTGTCAATATGACATATTTTTCTATGCTATTTTGACACTAGTTTACATAACAATTACACTAGGTTGTGTACTTTCATGACATTTTTTGACATTTCTATGCCAAGTTGTCAATAATATTATCATAACTCGTTTAAAAACAACTAGATACGTCCACTAGTTTAATTCCGATACATGAACTAGGCATTTAATTGTATGTAAATATATGTAAATAAACGAGTTGCACCCAATACTTTTTGTTTGGCACGGGATTTGCATTGTTTTTTTTTCCAGCGTTTTTTGTTACACTCGAAAAATAAATTTATTCACATTTTTACGGGAGTATATATATCGACAGGTCCGCATACTAGAAATACCATAGTATATCCGTACTCAAATGAAATTCGCCGTCTAGGGCATACGCCTAGACAAATACCGCACAGGTAGGAATGCGCGCGGGGCGCATGGACACGGATACACCAGTACCACGAATCTAGCGATAAAGTAATGGGGGCGAGCGTTTGCGCCAGGACCCCCCGAGGATTATTACTCGCGACAACAATTCTGTGGTGCAATAATAAAAACAGGAATGGACACTAGACAAATAGTTTTCGGAACTAGGATCTAGTGGGATTCTTGTTGGGGCCATCTAGTTTCCCACAACAAAATCTAGGGGAACAAAGAATCATGGCTAAAAAATTCCAGAACTTTCTACTTGAGGATATGAGCAAGAAAGTGGTCCACGGTGGACACAATCATGAATTACGGATAGCGTTCACTGACGACCTTTCTGCTGAGATGATCAAGAAAGGTTTCCATGATTACATGTTAAGAATGGCCGCCGAAAAGTACAAGAGAATCTCTGGGCAGAAGGATGATTACCGAACTAGTATCGAGGATCGCCAGATGGCAAAAGAGATCCATGATACTGGGGTATGGAAGACCACGGACAGGTTCATCCTGGGAACGCTACGCACATCGGTAGTTGTCGAAAAAGTACCAATGACTGCTCAGGAAACGGTTGCCGTCATGACGCTCGAGGAACTCAAGGCCGCAGTGGCTTTGGCCGAACAGGTGGAACAGGAAAACGAGGACTCGGCTGAGGATACAAACGAGGACTCGAATGATATGGAACTCGCTGCTGGATAAATTAGTACACATATGAGACTAGGTGGCCCCAACTAGGATCCTGCTAGGTCCGACAATCCTTTCATAAAACTAGGGGATTCTAATGCCTGAAAGAATTGAGACTGCGGCGGATTCACTTTGGATGGCAGTACTCGAGAGTCTTAGTGGGTCGATCATCTCCGATCCAACAAGCGGAGAAAGGCCCGGTGTTGAGCTAAAGACCGTAACAGTGCGGCCCTTTAGCACAAGGGACTGGGATCATGCAAGAACGAACGATGAGGATTACAAACAGGGCTTGCATGTAGATGCTACTGCGAGCGTAAAGATACGGAGACAAGTATGAAAGACTCTGGCCGCAAGCGCCGGAGACTGTCGCGGAAACTTTCGTTCAAGGCCCGTAAAAAGGCCCGCGCGAAGGTTCGAGACAGTAGGCGAAAGAACCGCCGATAGGCGGAACATAGGCTCGGGGGTGAGGATTCCCTCGGGCCTATTTTTTTGCTTGGTTGGGAGAGAAAAAAGCTTTTAGAAAAGCTCGCACACAAGATCGTGTGTGGGCTTTTTTTGTGCTTATTCCCGAGGGTGGAAAACTATTTAATATATTTTAAAAAGTTCGCGCATATTGGCACGGGTCTTGCTATATATAGAACGCGTGTTCATTATATAATACGGAGACAGGAACAAACAAAAAAGTATTGGGGAGAAAGATACTAGGATACTTTTGTAATTTCCACTCATTCATTTTACATTTTCCTACCGTTCTACTATCCTACCGTACCCCCCATTCGACACAATCGAAAAAGGTCCAGGTGAGGTGGTGGTATATCTTTTA